TCCGGTGAAGATCACCACCCGATCCAGTTCTTTGGAAGCAACTACGATAGTGGTATCCTTGCTCATGAACAGAGTGCTTTCCAGGAAGTTCTTCTGCTTGGTGGATAGCCCGGCGATGTTGAGCTCCACAGTAGAAGTTCTCTTACCTGGAATGGTATAGTTCCTGGTCTTGAGCTTGGACAGCTTGGAGTCGGTCTTGCCGGGCTTCTCGGCCAGTTCTCCGAGCAGATCGAAGTTGGTAGTCAGTTCGAGCTTGACCGCAGCCTGAGTGGCATACAGGGTATCGATGGATGCGGCGTCATAGGTCCCGATACCGAAGTAGACGAAGTCGGCGATCAGAACGTCCATCAGCTTGGCGAACGATAGATCGCCTTCGGTCATGGGCGCAGGATAGGTAGGTTGAGAGATGGGATTGGGCATCAGAACACCCCTTTGATCGCCTTGCCGATACTAAAGAGCCATTTACGGTTATGAAATACGTATTCGATGGCTCCTCCGATAGTGCCGAAGATCTTCATGACCAGGTTAGTCTGCTTGGCCGGTAGAGCTTTGGTAGCCCGCTCCACCGCCAGTTGCTTCTTGGCATAGTCATCGAGGTCCTTGGTGGCAGGGTTGATCTTGATATCCTGGATGATGTCCAGGATGATAGCCAGAGCCGAGTTGACCTTGGCCTTGTCGATCAGCGTGCCGGTAGTGCGGGAGATGATCCAGACTACCAGAGCCGAGACCAGACCCAGGATAAACTCCTGATTGGCGAAGATGAAGTCCATAGAGATACTCCTTATCTGTTAGGTTGTTAACTAAGTGGTTAGTTTGAACACTTTCACGAAGCCGGAGATGTAGGTGATCCCGGGCCGGATACGGATGTACCAGTGGTACTTCCAATCGCTTCCGTGGTGTTCTACTTTGAGTTCGGCATCGGTGCGATAGCCGATGATGATGAACTTGGGCAGGCCGCCGATGATGTAATCGGCATCCATGAGACGGGGCTTGACCGGGATACCCGCAAAGGAAACGTTGCCGCCTTCAAGCAGCAGACGATCTCCAGCTCCGGTCTCACGCTTGGCAAGCTCTGCCCGAATGCGGATCAGGTCCTTATGAGCCACGTAGAACTTGAAGTTCTCTTGCTCTTCCAGCATCTCATCGGAGAAAGCCAGGAGAGCGGCTTCGAAGCGCTTTGCCCAGTCCGTATAGGTGGTCTTGGAGAGATTGGTCACCTTGGTAGCGGTAGTGGCAAGCTTGATGATACCGTCCAAAGCCTTGAGCTTGGCTGTAGCAGAAACCCTGTCACCTCTGAAGAGCAGGAGACGGATAGCCTTCTCAGTCTTCTTGGCGATGTGGTTCTCTACATAGGCACCGAAGGCATCCTCGCCATACTTGTCCTTATAGAACTCTACTACGTCTCTGCCTAAGGTAAACTCGGCATTGAGTATCCCGGTGGGGACGGAGAGGTCGGCAGTTGAGACGTTCTGAGCAGTCAGAGCGCCATCGAGGGAGTTCTTGAAGACCAGGTCATCGATCAGGCCGACGTCAATCTTCTCGTCTTTCAGCAGTGGCAGGACCGAGATATCCGAGAGGGTATCACCAGGCTGGCTGCCGATCACTTCATCGATAAACAGGGAGGTGGTATTGGCCGAGAGGATGTTCATGGCCTTGCCGGAGTCCACGTCAGAGATGCCTTTGTAGATCTCACGGTGGCTGGCCTTGACCATGATCTTGTTGCCGTCGATGGTAACCTCTTTGTCCACATTGGACTGGTTAGCATCAGGCTCACCGGGAATGCTCTTGGAGATAGCTCTGCTCATGGTGACGGAGAGGTCTTTGAGGCTCTTCTCGATGCTGTGGATGGCATCGCCCAGCTGGAGATTCGGATTACCCTTCTCAAGTTCACTGATCTTCTCAGTGATGGCTGTAATGCCCTTCTGCAGCTCGGAGTTGTTGTTATGCTCCGCAACCTTACGCAGGCTATTGAGCTCATTCTTGATCTCGTTTAGGCTGGCTTCGGCACTGCGGTAGTCATCAGCTCGTCCGTAAATGGAGACTCCATTGAACTCGCCTTTCTCGATCTTCTGCCAAAGATCAGAGCCCAAGTCTTCACACTTGAGTACTTGCACCCAAGAGCCGACTTTAGCATCGGGGAAATGCTCTCTGTCGCTTGTCTTGAGGATGTAGTTCTCGACTACGGTAAACTCCGGTACGGGTTGCATGTTGTGGTTCACATCGCACTTGCCCACAAGGCCATGCTTGGCGAAGTGATCGCAGGACTTCTGAATCTCTTCCCGGGTGTAATAGTCACCCTGGGAATCGTGGATGTTGGGTTCCATTAGAGTGACGTAAAGCCGTCCCTGAGTGCCACTCGTTTCACTCTTGAACTTGGTGGAGTTGATCTTGTGTTCAAAGCTTCTGCCTAAGGCATTCTTGACCACAAAGCCCTTCTGATTGGCGGGAGTCATCTCATCGAATAGAAGCGAGACTAACTCTACTTCCACGTTGCGAAGTTCTCCCTTGAGAATGGTGCGTTTACGATTCACGCTACCTCCTTTGTTATTGTAGGTTAGTTGATTATCTGTTATGTAGTTGTGCATAGTCATTGTGTTCCAAAGTTCCGGTTCTGCATAAAGAGCTGCTCATCAGCGGTCTGCAGCACCTCCGTCAGGTTGCCGAAGTTGAAGTCCTCCGGCTTTACTTTCCAGCCGAAGTCGAAGTTGAACTCGTTTGCCAGAGCCAATGCCAGGCGGTTCTGCAGCGGTCTGACTACGAACTGGTAGAACATCCGCATATCGCTGCTATTATCGCCACCAAGCTGCCCAGGAATAAGCTGAGAGACGATCCTTGCCGGGACCCGATGATAAGCGAGGATGCCTTCTCTGAGGTCTTTCTTGAGACCTAAGAAGCCGCCTTCCCTGTCCTGCTGTCTGAGCGGTTCGAGGCGTATCTTCACATCTCGGCTCTCACTCTCAATCAGGACAGTGGAGTGGCTCTTGGCATTGCCTTTGACCTCGGTAAGTGCTTTCTCGATCTCGGTATAGGCATCGGTCAGGACTTCATTGCCCTGTTCGTCGGTGACGGTTCCGTCTCTGAGGGTACCGCCTTCCACGATCACGAAATAATCGATCATCAGGCCGTTCTTGAAGTTGTTGTAGTCGAAGGTCTTGATCTCGCCCAAGATCTCGATGTTGATGGCGATGGGCAGACAGGCCAGGCCCCAGGCGTTTGACCTGTGGGTGGACTTCTTCACATGGATGATGTCCTCGTAGGCAAAGTCCTTCTTCTGGTTGTTCTTCACTTGGATATAGTTAGGTTTGAAGAAGCCGAACTCGTCATAGTTCTCCACGATCTGCACTTCACTGGGCAGCATCCTCTCCAGTCCCATCCACTGGCCTTGGGCGTTCCGCATCTTGATCAGGAAGCCATTACCGCAGGCGAGATAGAACTTCATCAGCTCCGCCAGGATAGTGGTCTGGTCTTCACAAGCAGGAAACTCGGCAGCTTCCATCCAGGATTTGACCTGGCTGTTCTTGCATTCGAACTGCATGATGGTCGCCATGGTCAGGGCATCGATACAGCCGGAGTGGTACTCATCGGTATCCAGTAGATTGAGCAGATTGCTCATGGAGTAGGGTTGAGAGACAACCTTCTTGGTCTCGGCAGCCTTGGAGATCAGTTGCTTGCCGACTCGACTGCACTTGGATAAATCAATCAGCTCAGGCTTGTACTTGGTATCCAGGAGTTCAGTTGCAGAACTGATTGCCAGGTTATATCCACCCAGTCGCATCACTCTCATGACGATGCTCCTGTTCCTGCCTTGAGCAGGTCGATCTTGGCGATCCTGACGAGTCTGGTGCCGTCAATGCGGCTGCTATAATATTCCACACTGGGCAGGTCGCGGTTCATCAGCTTCAGGTAGAAAGAGCGGAACTTCTCTTTGAGTTGATACAAATCGGAATCAGGATCAGATACATTCTGAGCATTGACGATCAGGAACACTGTCCAAGCCAAATCGGTACTCACATACTGTCTGGAAGTGCCGTTCTTGCCTGTCTCAGAGTCCAGGATAACGATAGCGCAGGGCAGCACCTTGGGTATAACATCCTTGTTGAACTGGATGGTAGGGATATCGGAAAACCCCAATGCATCGACTATTCGATTCCTATCTGCGATAAACTTCTCATGTGCGGTCATAGACTCACCTCGATGGAATTCAATTGTTGGTATATCCACTGCTCCCGGTTGGCGATCACCTCAGCGAACACATTACGGGCTGTAATGCCTTCCCGCTTGATCTTGCCCCGGATGAGATAAGCGATCTCGGCTACGGTCAGAGCCTTACCTGTCTCTTTATCAGTCCATGACAGGTGCTTACGTTCGACCCAAGCTATAAGTGGAGCGATCGGAGTCCAGGAAGGTACTTTACCGCCCATAACGAAAGGCTCATGACGAACGTTCGAGCCTACTCTCAGGATCATGGCAGTATCGGTGGTCTGCAGCAGATAGCCGGTATTGCCATAGAAGTCGCCTTTATCGTAAATCTGCTGTGCCAGAATCTCCTTGCGTGACTCGGCATCGATCACCGATCCGATCAAATGCAGACGGCTCTCCAGTGCCGCATATATCGCCCGGTAGATCTCAATCATCAGCTCATCCGGAGATGTTACATCACGATCCGGCATCAGATCACTCCTACCCGGATGGGACGAGTTTGTCTGGGTTTGAGTTCGTTCAGACGGTCTAAACCAGAAGGATTGAGATAGGAACTTAAAATGGTCAGTGCTCTCAGTTCAAGATTGGCTTTGAAGGCGTCAATTTCGCTTCCTGTGAGCAGTTCGGTGGCAGACTGGTCTAAACCTACGGTCTTGACTATTCCCTCCCCCAGAGTCTTCAAATTGAGAAACTCGGCAGTAGAATTCAGCATCAGGAAAGAAAACCCAAAACGAAAAGAAACCAGGAATGGCTCCTCTTCAGGCAAGTCATCGTGCGTTGCCCGATCATAGTGCTCCTGCAGAACCAGTGAGTGGATCATCTCAAGAACCAGGCCTTGATGCTCTTTGAAGATGCCATTGTCAGCCATCTCCTTGGGCAGGTTGAGGATGACGAGCATGGCGTCGGTTTCAACTGGGATGGGGATCACTTGCCTTTCCTCATCATCTCGGAGAGCTCAATCGCTCTCATTCCAACTTGCTTCGCCCACTTGGAAGCCAGCATGCCATTGGCGGCTCGTTCCCAGTCTCCGACCTTGATAAAAGCCAAGGTGTTGTTGAATCCCAGCAGTCCCTTGATTCCAAGGTTGAAGCACATGTTCAGCAGCACCGATTGACGAACCTCATCGAGCTTATTGTAAACTTCCGGTATCTCATCGATAAGCCACTGCTCGCAGTCCTGGATATCTCTTTCCAGCATGGCATAAGCCTCTTTTTGGGAAATGCCCCGGTCATCGAGATTGCGGCCGATACCGATAGTCAGCTTACCAGCCGTACAGCGGTATGGCTTCAGCCTCAGACCCTCATGTCTGACTAACTGCGCCTTGATCCGGTTCAACAGTGACTCGGTCATGCTTACTCCTTGTACCAGTTGTGATCAATGATCCGGTGCCAGGAAAGCATTCCCCTGTATGCTGACAAATACAGATGAGCAAGGATGAGACAGTTTTTAGGGTTGACAAAAATCAATACTGCATATCCTTGAGAAAAAAGAAATTCAGACTGTGAGGGATAGGTGAAACAGACAATAGAAGAAATCCGTAAACTATTTGCGGATAACGCATTCAAGGATGAACAGCATGTGCGTTTTTCCTTGGTAGGGAGAATATGCCAAAAACTTGGCTGGGACATTTGGAACCCTGAAGAATTTTACACAGAGTATCGTGTAAAAAGGCTTCCTCAGCAGAACATAAACAAAGATATAACCGGTAGAGTTGATGTTGCCCTGTTCATTCCAGAGAAAACCTCCGAAGGTGCAGAAGTTTTTATTGAAGTAAAGACACCTGGCAAGCTGGATTCAAATCTGATAGCCGGAGAAACACAGCTTCATCTCTACAATGCCTATCATAAATCAGCAATCAGCATTCTTACCGATGGCATAAAATGGAGATTCTATTTGCCATCTGCCGGAGGCGAATTCGAAGACAAGCTGTTTAATGAGCTGGATTTAATAGAAGATAATCTGAGCGAGATAGCGCAGACCTTTGAAATGATCCTTAAAAAGGATAACTACAGAAAGAAGGCTTTGAATATTGCAGAAAGCATGAGGGACGAACTAATCCAGATCAAACTGATCCACAAAGTAAAAGATGAAGCCTCCTCGATGCATGACAAAACCGACCTATCTCCATACATGTTTGCCCAACAACTAATTAAGAAAAAGTTTAAAGTAGACATCAGCCTTGAAGAAATTGAAAGGCTCTGGGATAGAAAGCTCTCCGGGATTAAGCAGATTAGCCAACCTGGAGGTGGTATTGAAGAAGATCCTACTCTACAAACTAAGCCTCTTCAGGATTACAGGTTTACAAAGGTGCATTACATCATCCTATGTGCAAGTGTTAAGATAGCAACTCCATTTTGGCATGAAGTAAAACGTGCTGTTTATAACTACCTAATCAAGACATGTTCAGGGTTGAATCTGACCGGAACAATTAGATATTCCCTAGACAAATCCGAATTCAGAGTTCCGCTAACATTGGATAATGGATACTTTACGGAGGGCAACCTGGGAAGCACTGACATGATTAAGCATTCGAGGAAAGCATTCCAGGCAGCAGGCTATGACCCTGAAAAAGACTTAATAGTGGCTTTCGAGTATACCGATAAAAGGAAGGGAGAATGAGCCAGTCTCACTCTCAAATCGCATCTTTCATCTGGAGCATCTGCAATCTCCTTCGTGGACCCTATAAGCGCAACGAATACCGCAAAGTGATCCTGCCGCTCACTGTCATCCGCCGCTTTGACTGCATTCTGGAACCCACGAAAGATAAAGTATTGTTAGAGCTGCCCCATCTCTACGGCAAATCCGACAACATCATCCATGAAAGCCTTACCCGCATTACAGGTGTGCCCTTCTACAACAAGTCCCGGCTGGATTTTCGCAAGCTGCTGGACGATCCCAACCAGATCACAGTAAATCTGCAGAGTTATATCAACGATTTCTCCCCCAATGTGCAGCGCATCATCGAAAAGTTCAAATTCTCGGAACAGATCAGCAGCCTGGCGGAGCACAACCTGCTATTTCTGGTGCTGCAACGCTTTGTGTCTGACGAGCTCGATCTCTCGCCCCAGGCTGTGGATAACATGCAAATGGGCCTCATCTTTGAAGAACTGATCAGGATCGGCGCCGAGCAATCCAATGAAGAAGCCGGAGAGCATTTCACACCCCGCGAAGTGATCAAGCTGATGGTCAATCTATTGCTATCCCCGGAAAGCGACCTCAGCAAAAGCCATGTGGTGAAGACGATCTATGACCCCGCCTGCGGAACAGGAGGCATGCTCACCGCTGCCGAGACCTATATCAAAGAATTGAACCGGGATGCCAAACCCGTGCTCTACGGCCAGGACTGGAACAATGAATCCTACGCCATTTGTTGCAGTGATATGCTGATTAAAGGTGAGGATTCCGAAAACATCAAAAACGGCTGCTCTTTTGAACAGGATGGCTTCCCCACTGCCAAGTTCGATTATATGCTCGCCAATCCACCCTTTGGCGTGGAATGGAAAAAGCAGGAAAAGACCATTAAGGACGAATTTGAGGCCCTGGGCTACAATGGACGCTTCGGTGCCGGCCTGCCCCGCATCAATGACGGCTCCCTGCTTTTCCTGCAGCATATGATCTCCAAGATGCGGCCACTAGAGCAAGGCGGCAGCAGGATCGCCATTGTCTTCAATGGTTCACCCCTCTTTACCGGAGACGCGGGCAGCGGGGAAAGCAACATCCGCCGCTGGATCATCGAGAACGATTGGCTGGAAGCCATCATCGCCCTGCCCGACCAGCTCTTTTATAATACCGGCATCAGCACCTATATCTGGATCATCACCAACAAAAAGGAAGCGCCCCGGAGAGGGAAAATTCAGCTCATCGATGCCCGGCTGTTCTATCATAAGATGCGCAAAAGCCTGGGTAACAAACGCAATGTGATCGGGGATGGAGAAGATAACCGCCATGATCACATCAGCGAGATCACCCGCATCTATAGCGACTTTATCCATAACCAGAGCCGCAGCGTTCAGGCCAATGGCGATCCTCAAACCGCCATCGTCTCCAAGATATTTGATAATAATGACTTCGGCTATAGCAAAATCGTCGTGGAACGTCCCCTGCGCCTGAACTTCCAGGCCAGTAGCGAGAGGATCGCCCGGCTGGACAGCATCAAAGCCTTTGCCAGCCTTGCAGAGAGCAAGAAGAAAGACACTATAGAGAGGCAAAGCGAAATTGAGTCCGGACAAGAACGGCAAGCGCAGATCAAAGCCCTGCTCTCCACTTTGCCAGGTGATACCCTTTACCAGAACCGGGATGAGTTTATCTGGGCGTTGGATAAAGCCGCACAAAGTGCCAGCGTGAAACTCGCCACTTCTGAACTGAAAGCCATCCTGGAAGCCCTCTCGGAGCGTGACGAAACTGCCGCTGTCTGCACTAACAGCAAGGGCAGACCAGAACCCGATACAGAACTGCGTGATACGGAAAGCGTGCCCCTGAAAGAAGACATCGAAGCCTATTTCCAGAGGGAAGTGCTGCCCCATGTTCCCGATGCCTGGATCGACCACGCCAAGACCAAGATCGGCTACGAGATACCGCTCAACCGGCATTTCTATGTCTATCAGCCACCCCGTCCGCTGGATGAGATCGAAGCTGAAATGAAGGCTCTGGAACAGGAAATAGCCGAACTGCTGGGGCAGTTATGAAGCTGCAACTCTATCCCAAATACAAAGACAGCGGGATCGAATGGTTGGGAAAGGTGCCAGTGGGTTGGGAGATATTGAAGCTGAAATACGGTTCTGATGTGATTATGGGTCAATCCCCAAGTTCTGATGATTATTCTGATGATAGTGACATGCTTCCCTTTCTCCAAGGCAATGCAGATTTTACCACAAGATACCCAATACCAAGAGTATACTGCGATAGTGCGAATAAAATAATATCAAAGGGATCGATTTTAGTATCAGTGCGAGCTCCAGTAGGCGCTCTGAATGAAGCGGATCAAGAGTACGGTATTGGCAGAGGCTTATGTGCAGTTAAACCCAAATCAAATCTGCTCAAGGAATATGCTTGGTACCAGCTACACGTGACAAGAATGGAGCTTGATAGCCTTGCCACTGGATCGACATATGACGCTGTATCAGTTGATGAAGTAGCTGATATGACTGTTTTGGTTCCCCACATTGATGATCAACAAGCCATCGCTTCCTTCCTCGATCGGGAGACAAGCCGGATAGACGCTCTGATCCAGAAGAAAGAGAGATTGATAGAACTGCTGAAAGCAAAGCGCATCGCCATGATCACCCAGGCTGTTACCAAAGGGCTTGATCCCAATGTGCCAATGAAAGACTCCGGGATTGAGTTGCTGGGTGAGGTGCCGGAGCACTGGGAAATGAAAAGGATGAAGGATTTGTTACTACCAAAAAAGGGTGCTATCAAAACAGGTCCATTTGGAAGCCAGCTTTTATCATCAGAAATGGAAGAGAGCGATGTAAAAATCTATAACCAAAAAAGTGTTATTTCAAAAGACTTTGAATATGGAGAGAACTATATCTCATTTGATAAGTTTGAAGACCTAAAAGAGTTTCAAACCTATCCAGGCGATTTCCTCATAACTACTCGCGGCACGATTGGCAGATGCGCTATACTGCCACCCGATTCGGAAAAAGGCATTTTGCACCCTTGTTTAATGAGACTTCAAACAAACAAGAATGTTGTTGATGACAGATTCTTAGAAATTCTTATTGAGGAAAGCCAAGTAATTCTGGAACAACTTAAATTGAAAAGCAACGGAACCACTATTGAAGTAATTTACCAGGACTCGTTGAAGAATGTTACCGTTCTCCTTCCTCCCCTTCATGAACAGCTTTTAATAGCTGAGTATTTGGACTTAAAGACTAACAGAATAGACATACTAATCCATCAAATTGAAACATCAGTTAATCTTCTCCGCGAATACCGCTCTTCCCTGATCAATGCAGCGGTTACAGGTAAGATCGATCTGAGAGAGGCTTTATGAAAACCTATAACGAGCAGAGCTTTGAAGCCTATATCGAAGAGACCATGAACAGCGCCCTTTGGGACAAAGTGTCCAATAGCAGCTTTGATGCTGAGCAGGCGTTGTTTCCGGAGCAGGTGATCGACTTCATCAAAAGCAGCCAAACCACGCTTTGGAATGAGCTGGAGAAGTTGAATGGCGCATTACTTCCGCAGCAACTGCTAAAAGCCCTGGTCAAGGAGCGCGGAAATAAAGGCACGCTGCACATCCTGCGGCATGGCTTCAAGTTTCAGGGCAAGACCCTGCGCCTGGCATTCTTTAAACCCGCGCACGGCATGAGCCAGGAATCCCAGGCGCTTTACGCCGCCAATCGCTTTCAAGTCTGCCGCCAGGTCTTTTACCATCCCGATAAAAATCAGAGTATCGATATGGTGCTGGCGGTGAATGGCGTCCCGGTTGCCACGCTGGAGATCAAGAATCCCGGTACCGGGCAGAGCTGGCGCAATGCCATCCATCAATACAGAGCTGACCGCGATCCTGCCAGTCCCCTGCTGAGCTTCAAAAGCGGTGCTTTGGTGCACTTTGCGGTTGATCCCGATGAAGTGTATATGACTACCCGCCTGCATAAGAACAAGACCCAATTTCTGCCCTTCAACCGGGGCAGCAAGCCGCAGGTGATCGATTGCGGGGCAGGTAATCCAGTGCATCCTTCCGGACACCGCACCGCCTATCTTTGGGAAGAGGTGCTGGCACCCCAGAGTCTGCTGGATATCATCGGCAGCTTCATCTTTATCGAGAATGAGGGCAAGGCCGGGGAAAAGATCGTTTTCCCCCGTTACCATCAACTTGATGCCGTGCGTAAGCTGATCGCCGCCACCGAAAGTGAGGGTGCAGGCAGGAACTACCTGATCCAGCACAGTGCCGGCAGCGGCAAGACCAACAGCATCTCTTGGCTGGCGCACCGCTTGGCAAATCTGCACACCAGTGAAGACAAGTTGATCTTTGACTGCGTGGTGGTGATCACGGACAGGGTGGTACTGGACCGGCAATTACAGGAAGCGATCTATCAGATCGAGCATGCCACGGGAGTGGTGAAGCCCATCAAAGAAGGCAGTAAACAGCTTGCTGAGGCCTTGGTTGACGGCACCAAAATCATCATCACCACCCTGCAGAAGTTTCCCTTTATCATGAGCGGACTGCTGAGGATCGCCGGAGCCAAGAACACCGCCAGCCCGGATGAGGCGGCGCTCCTGAAATCCAAGGTCTGGCAAAACAAGATCTCCGGCCGGCGCTATGCCATCATCGTGGATGAAGCTCATAGCAGCCAGACCGGGGAAGCGGCCCGGGGTCTGAAACAGGTGCTGGGTGACAAGGCCGCGAAAGTGGATGAGGTGGAAGACTGGCAGGATGAACTGAATAAGATCATGGAATCCCGAGGGCAGCAACCCAACCTCAGTTTCTATGCCTTCACCGCCACCCCCAAGGGCAAGACCCTGGAGCTGTTTGGCAAGGGTGGGAAAGCCTTTCACAACTACAGCATGAGGCAGGCGATCGAAGAGGGCTTTATCCTTGATGTGCTGAAGAAATATACCACCTACAAGACCTACTTCAAGCTGATCAAGAAGGTGGAAAACGACCCCGCCATGCCAGCCAAGAAAGCAGCCAAGAAGCTCTGCAAATTCATGCGCTTGCATCCCCGCAATGTGAGCCAGAAGACCGAGATCATCGTGGAGCACTTTCGGGGCTGCATCAAGCCCCTGTTGGCAGGCAAAGCCAAGGCTATGGTGGTGACGGACAGCCGCTTACAGGCGGTGCGCTATATGCTGGCCTTCACCAAGTACCTGGGCGAGCATCACTACAGCGATATCCGTCCCCTGGTGGCCTTCAGCGGCATAGTGCTCGATCCGGAAACGGGACTGGAATACACCGAGCCCGGCATGAACATCGACTTCAAGAATGGCAGGCATATCTCAGAAACGCAACTCAAAGACCGCTTTGGCAGTGAGGATTACCAGATCCTGCTTGTGGCCAATAAATACCAGACCGGCTATGACCAGCCTTTGTTATGCGCCATGTATGTGGATAAGCGGTTGGATGGAGTGCAGGCGGTGCAGACCTTATCCCGTTTGAACAGAATCTACCCAGGCAAAGAAGCTCCCTTTGTACTGGATTTTGTGAACAAGGCAGAGGATATCCTGGCAGCCTTTAAGCCATATTATACGGTTACAGAACTGGAATCCGAATCCGATCCCTCCCATCTGGAAGAGCTCAAACACGAACTAAACCAAATGCAAATATATAACTGGAAAGATGTGGAAGAGTTTGCCAAGGTATTTTACAAGCCCATTGGAGAGCAGAAAAGGAGTGATCATGCTGCCCTGCAAAAGCATCTCCAGAGTGCCGTGGAACGATATAAGCAGCTTGAGCATGACGAGGACAGGGATAAGTTCCGCGATAAACTGAAAGCTTATGTGCGGCTCTATGCCTTTGTTACTCAGCTAATCAATTACACCGATCAAGAGCAGGAGATGCTTTATAGCTTTGGGCGCTTTCTATTGCCACACATTCATCCCAGCGACAGCCGGGACGCCTATCCGGAAAAAGATGTGGAACTGCAATATTATCGCTTGCAAAAGGTGATGGAGGGTTCCATCGATTTGTCTGATGGCGAAGAGGTAAAAGTTAAGTCCCCCACTGATACAGGCACTCGTAAAGTCAAGGAAGAGGATAAACCCCTCTCCGAGATCATCGAGACATTGAACGAACGCTTTGGCACGGACTTCAGCGAAGCGGATAGGCTCTTCTTTGAACAAATCAAAGAGACAGCCTTGCAGGATGAGGGAGTGATTAAAACCGCTGCAGCCAATCCACTGGATAAGTTTGAACTGGGGATTAAGCAGATCATCAAGGATATAATGATGAAACGTCTCAAAGAGAATGACAAGATCGTGAGCAGGTATATGGATGATGAGAAGTTTCAAAAGGTGATCTACGCGATATTGGCAAAAGATATTTATTGGACAATAAGCGCCCAGAATGGGGAAATAGAAAGTGAATAGGTTCAACATTTTTTGGGAATTTACAAACTGATATTGAAATAAATTGTTAGTTAGAGGTTTAAGATGGAAGTAAATGTTTGCAATGCAAGAAAGCAGTTTTTTGGGCAATCAGCTTTAGAGTGTGTGTACATCGAAGCTGTAGCTAATGCTTTTGATGCTAATGCTTCAGTAATAGATATTGATATAAATATCAATAGCTTTACTGAACCAGATACATTGATTATCACAATTAAGGATAATGGTGATGGGTTTACAGACGAACGCTTTGATAAGTTTTCAATGCTCTTAGAAATTGATGATCTTAAACATAAAGGTCTTGGAAGGCTTGTATATTTGAACTACTTCAAAAATGTTGAAGTAACAAGCAAGTATAACGGTAAAAGAAGAAAGTTTATTTTTAATGATAATTTCAAGGGACACAGCACCGTAGAAAACATTGAGAATGCTACCCATGGATCAATTCTAAAGTTTTACGATTTCTGCGGAGATCGCATAAAAACTTATGATTATCTCGAGCCAGAATACTTAAAAAGTCTGCTCATGATTCAATTTCTGCCCAATCTGTTCTCAATGAAATTAAAACGAGAACCGATAGTAATGAACATTTCGTTGTGCACTCTATATGAGGAACCGTTACATGGTTTTGTAAACAAAAAGGTCACACTTACTCTAGACGATTTGCCTGAATTAAAGCCTCATAAAATTGAGACAAAGGATTTGGACTTATTCTCATCCGTAACAGTTCATTATTCTATTCGAGATACCTCTAGACAAATAGCACCTCTGACAGCTATTTGCGCAGATAATCGTACTATCCGAATTGAAATAGTAAATCCAGAATCTATGCCCGTTGACAAGGAATTAATATTCATAATTGAATCCGAATTCTTTAACGGAAAATCAGATAATTCAAGAAAAGGGATAGCCCTAGAACCATGTGATATGGCTATTGTTCAGCGTGTATTTCGTAAAGCCATAAACGAGATACTCCTAAAAGAAATACCTGAGATTAATAATAGAAATGAAAAACTGTTATTGCAGCTACAAGAAACTTACCCGCACTTATCAGGTTATTTTGGAGATGACTATGTCGGTTATGCGTTAAAGGCAGAACTGATTAAGCATGCCCAAAACATTTTCTTTAATGAGCAAAGGATAGTTTTAGAATCGCAGACCATGGATGACGAAAAGTATAAAAAATCTATCGAGATTTCTGCTAGGTTACTGGCTGAATATGTCTTGTATCGGTCAAAAATCATCGATAAACTCAAGAATGTGAGTGATTCAGACTCAGAGGCGACCATACATAATATTATCATCCCGCGGTTCGCTGAATTCACTCAATCGGATGTCATCGAAGATATTTATTCGAACAATGCCTGGTTGCTTGACGATAAATATATGTCATATTCTACCATTTTGAGTGATAGAGAGATGGGAGAGCTGATAAAAGCCATATCAGATGAAGATAGTATCAAGGATGATAAAAGACCCGATATTGCTATAGTGTTCTCAAATAACCCCAAACTCAATACAGGTGTTGACGTTGTAATAGTAGAACTGAAGAAAAAAGCACTAGATTTAGCGAGAAAAGAAGAGGTTATAAGCCAGCTAAAACAAAGAGCAAGGAAACTGCTGCAGTATTATCCAAAGAGCATTCAAAGAGTTTGGTTCTACGGTATTGTAGATTTCGATGACGAATTTATTCGTTCTTTAAAGGAAGAGAAGTACATAGAGCTATACTCCAAAGATACATGCTATTACAAAGAACATTCGATAATGCCAGAAATTGGAAGCAACGTTATGATACCTATAGGATTGTTTATCCTTTCTTACAAGGCTTTAATCGAGGATGCAGAGAGTCGAAATGGCACCTTTTTAAAGATTCTTAAAGAGGGGATTAGACTATCAAAGACAGATTTAGAATCATGTAAAGACCACAGTATGGAAGGGAATCAAGGTCTCACATTATAATTGTCGTCGTCCTACACTTCCAATGAAAAGGCGGGAACGGAGTATGCGCTCCGGATACACCAACTGGATTCATCTCTGAGTCGTATTCGATCTGATCATCTTTGATCCAGGGTGCGAGGGCTTTAATGTAATCTCGGGCATCATCCAAGCTGTTGGACTTCGTATCCAGAGCCATCAGATTATCCATCACTTCCAGTGCATCATTCAGGGGATATATCTTATCCTGCGCTGCCAGAGCCCTGCAGATGTCACTGGTGCGGTCATCCAGGATCACAACCAGCTTGTAGTATTTAGCTTGGGCTTTCTTGTAACCCTGCAGCCTTCCGAACTCCCTGATTCTGAGGGCTGTATGCTCTGCCAGTCCCTGCCAGTAATGGGATGAACGGTTGGCGATGTCATTGAACTGGTCTTTGAGGGTATCTGCCAGCATCTCTTTCGTATATCCCTGCTCGATTGCTTTGGAAAGGGTGTCTGCAAAGTTCTGCCGCACATCGGCTTCAAAGTGGTTCCCGATCCAGAATAACTGTTGCTTCTGAATGGTTGCTGATAGATGCTGATCTTCAATGCCCCAAAGTCCTATACTGGTCTTGGTGGGTACTTGCACTTGGGTGTCTCTCAGTCCGAGCCGTACACAGCGGTCTATTATCGCTTTGGTGGGCTCATTGACCATGGCTGCGAAGTCATCTCCCAACTGGGTATTGATGATGCCCATAAGCTTATCTATGGAGTCCTTGTTGAGCTTCTCG